GTTTCCCAGTCACGATCGGGAGCGGTCGCTGAAACGCTGGAAGCTGTGCCGGGCAAAGTGTACGTCGATCTGGATGTCAATGGCCGGGTGCTCGGTGTGGAAGTGCTGGAGGAACCATCGGCTGCCGAAGTCGTGTCCCGAAAAATCGCCGAGTGGCCGGAGTGGAAGCGGAAGGCTCTGGCATCGGTATTTCCTCACAGGACAGACGATGGGCGGGAATGAAAGAAGCGGTCGTCTTTCGTCGATCATCAAGCCGAAGCGACTGGACTACCGACCGAAGCCAGAGAACCTGACGAGCGACATTGTCGCCGGTACGCTTGCACAGCACAGGTCGAAGGGTTGGATCCGGAACGAGGCGGACGAGCGGGCGTTTGCTGCGGGGTATCGGTACAACGAGGCGTTGGCGGCTCATGTGGTTGAGTTCTTTCCGAAGTTCCTCAGGCACAGTCAGGGCCAGTGGGCTGGCATGGTGTTTGAGCTGGCAGACCATCACCGGGTGAACATCATCGAGCCGCTTTTTGGCTGGGTGCGTCCGAACGGTACACGGCGGTTTCGGTCGACGTACTTTGAAGAGCCGAAGAAGCAGGGCAAGTCTGCAATTGCTGCCGGGGTGGGGCTGTACTGTTTGGTTGCTGATGGCGAGGAAGGGGCGCACTGCTACTCGTTCGGTGCGGATGCAAAGCAGGCGTCGGTGGTGCACGACGAGGCGATTTCGATGGTTGAGCGGTCGCCGGCGTTGGACCACATCCTGACCATCAACAGGACGAACGGAAACATTCGGTACAGGGCAACGAAGTCGTGGTACAAGCGGGCGTCGGGGAAGATCAGGGGTAACCACGGGCTGAAGATCCACTGCGGTATTCTGGATGAGCTGCACGAGTGGCACGGCCGAGCGTTGTGGGGACAGGTCAAGTACGCTGGCCGATCGAGGCGCCAGCCGATTCGTTTCGTGATTACAAACGCAGGCGATGACATTGGTTCAGTTTGTTACGAGCAGCGAACGAAGGCCCTGCGACATGAGAGCGGCGAAGTCATTGACCACACGTTTCTTTGTCACGTGTTGCGGGTGCCGGAGGAAGAGGCGCTTGCAGAGATGGATGCCGTTGCTGATGGGGCAACGACTCTGCCCGTGGCCCGGAAGTGTAACCCCATGCTGGGCGTCATCATCGAGGAAGAGGAGCTTGTTCAAGACATCAGGGACGCCATCGAATCGCCGGCGGAGAAAGAAAACCTGTTGAGGCTGACGTATGGGATCTGGGCTGCGGGGTCCGAGACGCCACTGCTAGAGCCGGGATCGTGGGCCAAGTGCCAGGGCGATGTAGATCCGACTGAGCTGATGGGCCAGCCGTGCGGATCGGCCTTAGACCTGGCGGACGTACACGACCCGGTATCGTTTTCCATTGCTTGGCCAAGTGTCGAGGGTGAAGGTGAGCACCGCTACACAACGCTTACGTGGACGTGGCTTGCGAGGAAGAACGCACTGGCGAAGCGGAACAAGGCCCGCGACTTGTTCGCCAAATGGGAGCACGAGCCACTGGCCAGGCTGAAGCTGACGCCCGGTGATGTCACGGACTACAGCGTTGTCAGGAATGACATCATCGCGCTGTGCGAGCGGTTCGGCGTGAAGAGCCTGTTGTTTGACCCACGGCAGGCGGAGAAGATGACGCAGGAGATCTGCGACGGGATTCAGGACGCGGGTGGCCAGACTGTGTTGAAAGGTGTGGATGGACTCGAGCGGCGGGCGTTTGCTCAGCACGTTGGCAACTACGGTGAGCCGACACGGGAGTTTGAGCGGGCGGTCCAGCAGCGCCGGATCGAGCACGATGGCAACCCGCTTCTGGCGTGGGAAGCGTCCCACTGCTCGTTTGAGACGGACAAAGACGGCAACAAGAAGCCCATCAAGCCCGGTTCAAAGCTTGATCATCGGAAGGTAGATGGGATACAAACCACTGTGATGGCGATTGCTTCCTGCCTGCATTACGTCGACCTGTCGAGTGCCTACGCGAACGAAGGCTCCGGGGTCGTGTTGTTTTGAGCGGGGAAGCTAGATGTACGGGGTGACGGAAGTTCTGGTCAACCCGGTTCAGCCGATTGCCGGCTCACTCGAAAACCCAAACGTCAGCCTGCGTGATGCTGCCGCTTGGCACGATGTGTTTGGCGGTGGCGAATCGACCAGCGGGGCCCAGGTGTCGTTTGAATCGGTGCTCGGTTACCCGCCGATGTACCGTGCGATTACGCTGATTGCCGACAAGCTTGCGGGCACGCCCATCGATGTGATCGACCGCGAGACACGGGAAACGGACCGCAACCACTACGCTTTCAAGCGGTTGGGGAAGTACCAGCGGACAAACCCGTGGACATTGTCGCTGAACTTCAAGCGTGCGATCAGCATCCACGCCCAGACGTACGGCAACGGCTACGCGGTCATTGACAGGGACGGTGCGGGGCGACCGACGCAGTTGGTGCTTCAGGAGCCAACGAACATCCACAAGGCGCTGGTCGAGCAGCCCGATGGGTCGTTTCAGTTGTGGTGGGGGTCGTGGGATCTGAAGGGCAATCTGGTTCCTGTCCACAATGACGACATGTTCCACTTGCCCAATGCGGCCACACGGGACGGCATTGAGGGCATGTCGATGCTGAACCTGATGCGGAATGCACTGGGGTTGCCGCTTGCTGCTCAGGAGTTCTCGTCACGGTTCTTCTCCAACGGGGCGAATCTGTCGGGTATTCTGATGATCCCGGGCAGTCTTTCAGATGAGAAGATCCGCAACACGATGCGGGCATGGGAGTCCATGTCGAGCGGCTTGAAGCGGTCGCACAAGGTGGCGTTGATTCAGGACGGCGTGAAGTACCAGCCGTCAATGGCGGATCCGGAGAAGGCCCAGCTGACAGAGACGATGGACCGCGAGCTCAGAGCCACGGTTTCCAACATCACAGGCGTGCCGCCACATCTGCTCGGTGACAATAGCCGAGCGGGGTACAATGGGCTGGAAGCGGAGAACGCAAGCCTTCTGAACAACTGCCTGCGTCCGCACTTCGACACGTTCGAAGCGGAAGCCAACGACAAACTGAGGCTGGAAGCTGAGAAGAATCAGGACACCGTGTACATCGAGTTCAACGTTCGCGACCTGCGGCGGATGGAATTCGACAAGCAGGCAGCAGCACATGCGAGTCTGGTTGCGGTGGGAGCCACGACGACAAACGACTGGTTGCGGAGCCAGAACCTGCCGACGATCGGCGAAGAAGGCGACAAACGCTACGTGCCGATGAACTGGCAGGAAGTGGGAGCAGATCCAGTGACGCCCGATCCGTCAGCCCCGGAAACGCCACCGCAAGCCATGCAGTCTCTGCGGGCATTGGTGACAACCAGTGTGACCAAGTCGCTTCAGGTGGAGCGTGACCGGGCGGTGAGGGCGTCTCGGGAAGCTGGAAACTTTCTGGCGTGGATGGATGCCTTCTATCCGAAGTGGGTTTCAAACACGGCAGGCCAGTTGACGGATGCGGCCCGCGGTCCACTGGAAGCGTACGCCACGGAAAGCCACAGCACGCTTTTGAACGTGACCGGTTCAGTGACAGCAGACGGGTTTGAAGCCAAGGTGATATCGTGTGTCGACGGCTGGGATGCGAGGCGTGACCAGTTGGTAGACGACATTTGCAAGGAGTTGGAGTAATGGAACTGCGACTGTACGGCGAAGTGGGCTGGCCGGAAGACGGGTTTACCGCGGAGACGGTCGCCCGTCAGTTAGAGGGCATCGGGGACGAAGACCTCGACGTGCTGATCAATTCGAACGGTGGTGGCGTCTTCGATGGCGTGACGATCTACCAGATGCTGGTGAACCATCCCGGTATGGTGCGAGTACATGTGCAGGGCATAGCCGCCTCTATTGCTTCGATCATTGCGATGGCGGGCGACGAGATTGAAATGGCCCAGTCGTCTCGCTTCATGATCCATAACCCGATGGGGCCTTCAGCGATAGCGTTTGGCAACTCGAAAGACCTGCGAGAAGCGGCCGAGGAAACCAACCGGGTGGCCAACCTTCTGGACAGCATCCGAGATCAGATGGCGGACGTGTACGCAGCACGGACAGGCAACACACGGGCGGCAATCCTCGAGTGGATGGAAGCCGAGACGTACTTCACCGCTCAGGAAGCGATGGAGCAGGGGTTCGCATCGTCGGTGATCCCAAACAAGAAGGTAGCCGCTTCCACGTACCCGACACCGATTGCCCGGGCCATGTCAGGTGAAGACGAACTGCAGAAGACGTACGACGCCTGCCAGGCGATGACGGTCCGTGTGCCACGTCGGGCGGACAACTCAGGCAAGGTGCGTCACATGAACGCACGGTTGCAGCTTGAAGAATTTGGGTTGACACCCTGATGGCAGCGTCCGACACTTTCCTTGAAGCAACGCCACGGCGGTAACGGGTTCGGCCGACCGCTCTGGGGCGAACGACAATTCATTCCGGTGACGTGCTGACAAGAGTCAACAGCACTTCACCCGCTGGGCAACACGCAAGAGCGGCGTTGGCCCTGAAACGGAAACAGTATCCGTGTCAGAGCCGACGTCGCTTGTTTGGTTCCTGACACTTTGAAACAGGAATCAACCAATGGCCACAAAGCAGGAACTAGTCGATAAGCGCAACGACGCTGTCGCAAACGCCCGTAAGATTATCGACGAAAACGGTGACACGCTGTCCGAAGAGCACAAGGCCGAGTTCGAAGCCTTCATGAAAGAGGCTGGCGAGCACAAGGACGCACTGGAGAAGATCGAAGCCGAGGAGAAAGAGCGTGCTGACGCGGCACTTCGCCTGCAGGAGTTTGAAGCTTCTCTGGAACGGTCGCCAGTCTCGCGGGATGTGACGCGCCTGCAGCCGAGCGCTCTGACTCGCGCCGATACGCGACCGCTCATGGATCCGAGTGCGGCCGTGGACACGGTTGTCAGTGCGTGGGTCCGGCAAGGTCGCGGGGCCATTGATCGCGATCCCGAGTTGAAGACTGCGTTTGCAGCGTCTGGTTGCAAGTGGGACACGGAGCACGGCCCCGGGGTGTTTATTCCGCTGATGCGACAGGTGCCACAGTCGATGACGGACCTGAACCGCATCGTCGCAGCGCAGAGCGTGGGAACGAACACGGCTGGTGGTCACCTGACAGCGCCGGGGTTTGTCCCGAGCGTTGAACGGGCAATGCTGGCGTTCGGCGGAATGCGGTCTGTGTCTACGGTGATTCGGTCCTCGACAGGCTCGGATCTGGACATGCCAACCAGTGACGACACCAGCAACAAGGGCGCTTTGCTGTCTGAGAATACTCAGATGGGCGAGCAGGACATCACGGTTGGTAACCTGACCCTGAATTCGTTCGCCTACACGTCGAAGATCGTGCGGGTGTCGTTCCAGCTTGAGCAGGACAACGAGGTCGGATTCCCGGCTTTGATCGGCTCCATGCTTGGCGAGCGACTGGCACGTATCCAGAACGAGCACGCGACAACAGGCACAGGTAGCAGCCAGCCAAACGGCATTGTGACGGCGGCAACGCTGGGCAAGACAACTGCAAGCGCGACCGCTATCACGGTGGACGAGCTCAAAGACCTGAAGTACTCGGTTGATCCGGCTTACCGTGGCGGGGCCAGTTGGATGTTCCACGACAACGTCCAGCTTTACATCGCCAAGCTGAAAGACGGAAACGACAACTACTACTGGCAGCCATCAGTGATTGCGGGCGAGCCGGACCGGTTCTTGAACCACCCGGTGACCATCAATCAGGACATGGCGTCCAGCGTCGCGACCACGAACAAGACAGTCCTGTTTGGCGACCTGCGAAAGTACTACATCCGCGAAGTCATGGGTATCACTGTGATCCGGCTTACGGAGCGGTACGCGGACTACGGTCAGGCCGGTTACCTGGCGCTGATGCGTTTCGATGCTGACCTGCTCGACGCTGGCACAAACCCGGTGAAGTACCTTCAGCAGGCGTAACCACTGATCACGGGCCCGGTCTGTTGTGGGCCGGGCCGATCGTTCAAAACACACCCAAAGGGGATTTCAGAAATGTCTCTTCAGGAACGAAACGGCAACTATGTCAACGTGAGCAGTACACCGCTGACGCTGACGGCTGCCGACAGCGGTAACGTCTACCGCATCAACGTGGCGGACTGCGTGGTTAATCTTCCGGCAACGGAGGAAGGGCTTGAGTTCAAGTTTGTCATCGACACAGTTTCAGCTACCACGGGCTGTTCGCTGTCGCCGGTTGCGGCGGACAACATCAATGGCGGGACGGACGACAAAGACCTCATCAACACGGCGGCCACCGATGTGAAGGGCGACAACGTCACTCTTTACGGCGACGGCGATGAGGGCTGGCTGACAGTGGGAATGCACGGAGTCTGGGCTGCGGAAGCCTAGGAGCCAAACAATCGGGTCGGGTGCGGGGCACGTCTTCGCACCCGCCCGTTGGTATACATCCTTACCGGCGGCAATGCCGCCAGGACAATTGAACATGTCAACCAAGAAAATCAGGCTCACGCACAACAGTGGGCACCCTGAAGCGAGCGGTGAAATCGGGGAAGAGATCGAGTGTGACGCTGCGATTGCTGACCGGTTCATTGCGGGCGGTGGTGCTGTGGAAGTCGAGGCGGTTGTGGAAGCGCCTGCACCGACGACCAAGAAGAAGCGAACCAAGAAGGTCACGGAGAAGGCTGAATAATGGCGGCCACACACGCGACATTCACGACGACGACAGGGCCGGCGAAAGAGCCGATCACGCTGTCTGAGCTCAAGTCGCGTTTGCGGTTGTCGCAGACGGCCACTGAATTTGATGGCGAACTGCGTCAGTTGCTGAAGGCTGCCGTACAGCGTGTGGAAGAAGAAACGGCCAGGCGGCTTCTGACGCAGACAGTCGCACTGAAACTGGATGACTTTCCTGTGGGCAAGGAACTCGAGATCAGGCTGGCACCGATTCAGTCGCTGACCTCTATCCAGTACATCGACACGGAAGGGGCGACGCAAACGGTGTCGTCTTCCGAGTACCACACAGACCTTGCAAGCACCCCGCCGCGGGTGTGGATGAAGGACGGTTACACGTGGCCCACGGTGCAGTACCAGACGCCCAACGCTGTGACTGTGACGTTTCAGGCTGGATACGACGATGACGCAGCGAACCTGCCACAGTCGGCGATTCTGGCGGTTGTGGAAGCGGTGAAGCTGGGATGGCGGGCCTGTGCGGACGGTGACGAGAAAGCGTATCAGCGGCACGTCAACTACCTGAAGTGGACCCGTTTCGGGATGGCCCAATGAAGTGCCGCGTTTACGACCAGATCGTCAGGATTGAGAAGGTCAAGAGCACGGCCACAAAGGACGCTCACGGGCGTGTGGACAAGTCTTCGGACAGCAACTGGGAAACGCACGAGTCGGGTTATGCGGCTGTGCAATCAAAGGGCGGTCGGGAGTTCTGGAAGGTGCAGCAGGTGACGGCGGACGTTTCACACGTGTGGTGGATGCCGTACTCGACGCTGGCTGCTTCAGCGACACCGGACATGAGACTGAAGCACGAGGGCAACACGTATTCGATCGTGAGCGTGATCGACATCGACCTGGCCCATGACGAGGTCGAGATTCAGACGAAGCGGGAAGTATGAGCATCATCACAGGCGACAAGCAGGTATTGCGGATACTGAAGCACCTTCAGTCACCGACCGCACGTCGCAGGGCGATGATGTCCGGCCTTGTCCCAGCGGGCCGAGTCGGGGCCAAGCATGCCAAGGGGCAGATCCCGACCGAATACAAGGGCGTCCGTGCTGCCATGAAGTCGCGGGCAATGAAGGTCCGTGAGAGCAAAGAAGCGGCAGTGAAGATCGGTGCTGGTGTCGGCAAGCAGCGTCCGGTCAAAACCCGTGGAGCGAACCGTCCGGGCGTTGGCATCAGTTCCGCCAACGTTCACTGGTGGTTTCTGGGCACAACACAGAGACAGACGAAGAGCGGCAAGAGCACCGGAGCCATGCCAGCACAGGAGGATTCAGTCGGGCTGCTCATGAGCGGTGCGGCATCATCCATGATCATTGCGGCTCGTCGTGGTGCGAAGAAGGGCGTTGACCGTGAAGTTGCGAAGGGCAAGCGATGAATGCGGCGCTCGTGGCTTTCCTCAATGCGCAGTCGGCCATCACGACCATTCTGGGTGGCACTGGCAACGTGTATGTGACGCATGCGCCACAGGGAGCAGCGTTTCCGCACATCATCGTCACACAACTAGGGTCGGACGAATTCGGGACGCTGGATGGCTCCGGTGAACTGCGTGGCATGGAGATGGACATCGACTGCCGATCGAAGACCAGCCTGCAGGCCGAGTCGCTGGCAGCAGCAGTCCGAACAGCAATCAAAGATTACTCAGGTGCAGCGGGGTCGGAAACAATCGATGCCGTGCTTCTGAACACAGAGAAGATGGAATACCTGCCACCGACAGACGGCAGTGACCAGGGGATTCACAACGTCCTTCTGGACGTGACCATCATGTACCAGCCGAGCTAAGGGGCGAAACATGGCCAAAGTGATTGTGAAGGGTTCAGTCGTCAAGCAGGACATTTCGTCGACGCTGACGGCTGTTGCTCAGGTGCGTTCGTTCTCTCACGACGGTGCCGAGTCGGAAACAACCGACGTCACCACGCTGGACACCAGTGGCGCAGGGAAAGAGTACCTTGCGACGGGCTACACCGAGGGCGGCAACTTCGAATTCGAGATTCTTCTGGACCCTGCACTGTCGGGGCATCAGGCGTTGACGGACGACCTGACGACGCCAGCGGAGCGGGACTACTCGATCACGTTTGCGGACAGCGGAACGACCGAGTGGACGTTTACGGCTGCGGGCATGTCCTTCGGCGTGACCGGCCAGATGTCAGATGCCCTGACAGCAACAATCGGCCTGAAGCTTGATCAGCTCATGGCTTACGCAACGTAGGTGGTGATGTGAAAGCGAAGCTGATTCGTCCGGTGCAGTGTGCCCCGTCAGCAGAAACGGCCTTTCCGGATGTGGAAAAGCTGGTTGCCGAAGCGGGCATGGTCGGGATCGTGGAAGGCTCACTGTACTTTCCTGCGGGGACGGTGCTGGAGTCGCCTGATGCGTTTCGGCTGGTGCAGATGGGCAACGCAGAGCCCGCTGACGACGAATGCCGAGAACGGGCCAACATGACATCGGAAGAGATGCAGGCCGCTCAGGAGCATCAAGAGGCGCTTGTGAGAGGGATTGCGTACGAAGACGTGGACCGGTTCAAGCGGGGCGAGATTGTCGGGCGGGACGAGGATGGCGAGTACATCCCCGGGCCAAACGCGCCGCCACCGGAATCGGACATCATCATCACGCCATGACCAATAGGGGGGGGCAATGGCACTACTGACAGCGGAACAACTTACAACACCGATGCCCGTAAAGCGGGTGCGTGTCGACATCCCGGAACTGGACGGACACGTGTTCGTCCAGACGATGACGGCATGGCAGAAGGGGCAGTTCGATTCACAGTTTAGCCAAAACGGCAAGGTGCTTCCGGAGCGACGACAAGAGCTCAGGGAGCGAACCGTTGTGGCCTGTGTCTGTGATGACGCGGGCAAACGACTGCTGACATACGACGATGTGAAGGCCTTGGGGCAGCAGCGGTGCGACATTGTCAACACGATCTTTGAAGCGGCTGACGACCTGCTCAACGGTCGGGAGAAGAAGGACGACACGGATACCGCGGCGGGAAACTCTGGAGAGACCAGCGACGACTGATCGCAATGCGGTTGGCTGAGCACGTTGAAGGAACCGTGCACTATCAGCAGTTGCTGGAAACGATGACGCCGGATGAATTTGACGAGTGGATAGCGAAAGACAGAATCGAACCGATTGGACATGCAACCCGGTGTCTGGGCGTGATTGCCCGGGCGCTGGTCGTTCAGTTGGGGGCAGAGGATGAAGCAGCCAAAGCGGTCTACACACCGTGGATGGACTTCGAGGAACGGGAACGAGAGACAACGGGCGGCAACGCTGCTGGCAAAGCACTTCTAACGTCTGTGTTCGGGAAACCTAAGCGCCATGGCCATTCTGGGCGATCTGGTAGTAAACCTGACAGCACGGACTGACAAGTTCGACCAGAACCTGCACCGGTCGGAACGTGGCATCCAATCGTTTAAGCGTGTTGGCACGGTAGCGTTTGCAGCCGTGACTGCAGCAATTACCGCGATGGCTGTTGCGATTGCATCCAAGGTAATCCCGCAGTTCGAAAAGCTGGACAAGATTGCCAAGCTGGCGAGCTCCACGGGGTTTCAGACCGAGTCGCTGATCGCATGGCAGCACGGGGCTACGCAGGCCGGCGTGTCTACGGACTTGTTCGGTCGGTCGCTTCAGCGGATGCAGCGGGTGGTCGGTGAGGCCAGAGCTGGGTCAGCGACAGCACGGCAGGCGTTTCAACAGCTTGGCATTGGCATGCACGAGTTGGTGAATCGATCGCCTGAAGAGTTGCTTGAGCAGGTCGCAGAAGCGTTCTCCAAGATGGAGTCAGCGGCAGACAAGGCTGCAGCGGCAAATGCCATCTTCGGCCGTGGCGGCATGGACATGATCAACTTCCTTCAGGAGGGGAAGGCTGGCCTGAAGGCGATGTCCGACGAGGCTGGCCGCTTGGGCATGCTGTTTTCGGCAGAGGAACTGTCGCAGATCGAAGAAGCCAACGACGCGATGGACTCGCTCAACAAGTCGCTGGAGGCGGCCTATCAGATCGCGGCTATTGAAATGGCACCGGCGTTGAAGGATGCGGCAGAACAACTGACAGCGTTTGTGGTCGACAACAAGGACGAGATCCGTGCGATTGCCCGAGACTTTGGCGAGATCGCAAGGGCGGCTGTTGAGTTCGGTGAAGCTATTGCAGGGGCGTGGTCCAAGTCTCGCGACTTTGTCACCGACAGCGTGTCCGGCTACACGAAGATGGGCGAGAAGCTGGGGATTCTGGAAGAGGGCACGACAAAGACGTTTCGGGCGATGCGGCGTGGTGAGGGCACATCGTTTTCAAATGCCCGTGTCATTAAGCAGCCGGAGCAGCCGATTCAGGACCGAGCACCGACGAGCCAGCAGGGCCAGACACCGATTCAGGCGTTTCTGAATATGGGCGTCACGCAACTGATGCAGAACCGGGATGCGGCGATTGAGGCGGCTATCAAGGTTGCGCAGGAGCTCGAACGGGCAGCGGAACTGCAGAAGAAGGCATCAGAGGTCATCGCCCGCAACATGACACCGGACGAGCGGTTTCAGGAAGCCATCGGAAAGGCTCAGGAGCTGCGTGAGGCTGGGGCGTTGTCAGAAGAGCAGTTTGCACGTGAGGCCCGCCGGCTGGCTGTTGAGCGCGACAGGGCCGTTGAACAGCGTGATCCTACGCCGGACGTGCCGCAGATCCGCTTTGCCCAGACGGTTACGAAAGAGCAAGGGGCCGCTTCAGCGGTGTTTAAGGCGATTGCAGAACGCCAGCGGGCCCAGCGGAAGAAGCAGCAGTCTGAGCAGAAGAAGACGACCAGCGCTGTGCAAGCCGTGGAAGAGGCCATTTTGAACCAAGAGCCGGTGCAGTTCACGGTGCAGGGAGCGGTGTAGCGTGGCCATCACATACATAGGCGAACTGACCGGCACGGCAAAGAACACCCGCGGCATGCGTCGGTATGTGCGGAAGTTCGGCTTCAAGGTGGATACGGCGGCCGAGGCGAAGAACATTTACGCGATCGGGAGCCATGCCAGTGTGCCAGTGATTGGGTCGCTGTACCCGCACGATTCGCAGGCGTGGTGCGAAGACCTGGATATCCGCAGCCCTAAGCCGTTTCGGTATTGGGTTGTCACGGCCACGTACACGACCGAGCGCACGGCACGCGATGAGAACGACGAGCCACAAGCAAAGACGGACCCGCTTACAGAGCCTGCCCAATTTGACTGGAGCGGTGAGCAGTTCCAGCGCGATGCCGTGACAGACAACACCGGCCAGTTGATTGGAAACGCCGCCGGCGACCCGTACGACCCGCCGGAGCAGATCGATGACTCAAGGCTGATGTGCCGTGTTGAGAAGAATGTTGCCAGCATCCCGACGTGGCTGCTTGACTATCAGGACGCAGTGAACAGCACATCGTTTGTTCTGGACGGGCTTCCGATTTCACCGGAGCAGGCGAAGTTTCAGCGGCTGTCCTTGTCACGGAAGCAGATCAGAAACGACACGCTGTATCGGGTGCTGTCCTTCGAGATCCACCTGCGGCGTGATGGCTGGCGTTTGAAGCCGCTCAATCAGGGCTTCAGGGACAACACAGGGAAACAGATCCAGCTTCCGGATGGCACGTACCCAACGGCACCTGTCCCACTGAAGGCGGACGGTAGCGGCCCGCTGGATCCGCCGACACTGGCCACGGCAAACTACGGCGACCACGAGGTTTACGTGGCTCTGGACTTCAACAATCTTCCCATCACATAGGGAGCAGGAAACATGGCTATCGCCGCAACGTATGACGGTGACGTACGCATCAAGGGCAATCTGACGCCTGACTCGTTTGAAGCACCTGCAGGCAGCATCGGCAACGCTGCCATCGCTACGGGCGCGACGGGACTGAAGATCGCAAAAGAGAAGATCGAGCACATGCACGCGTTCGGTACTTCCTTCGGCCTCGACACGACAACAACGGTTGCCAGCGACATCTACAGGGTGTGCGTGGCCCCTCGCGCTGGGACGCTTCACACGTTCCGAGCAATCATGACCACCACAGGCACGACCGGTGACAGTGACTTTGACCTGCTTGTAAACGGCTCAAGTGTGCTGTCATCCGCGGTAAACATCGCCAACACAGACTCGGACAACACACAGGAAACGGGCACCATCAGCAGTGCGTCCTTCACAGCTGGCCAGCGGATCGACATTCAGGTCACACGCAACAGCAGCCACGACGGCACTGGCCCATTTGCGATGGTTGAGCTGTATTGGGAGCTGTAGACTGAACACGCCTTCAGCGGACAATGTCCGCTGTGTGACTGTTCACGTCCGAGGGTTTCATGGCTGACCATGTCGTATACACCGACGAAGCGAACAAGCAGATTGTTGATGCCGTGCGGTCTGAAGCGCGGCGGAACCAATCGCGGACGCCTCGTCGTGCACGGTGGCACAGGTCGCCGGGGTCGGTGGAAACCAGTTCGGCGTTGGATATCTGCGACCCGTGTTCCTGCTGCGATGAGCTGGATGAACAGCCGACGCTTCTGCTCAAAGTGACGCGGATCAAGTGCTGCCGGGCTGGTGAGTACGATTGCCACCACATCACTGCGGCACCGGGAATCTTTCAGTCGGACGCCTTCACGTGCTCAGACGGGTACGCCACAGAATGGACGATCGACACAAACGTTGATCCTGTGACCGCTACATGTCGCACGACGAACGGTGACGCGGTGTTCTCGCTGGCCGCGGCGGATTTCAATGTGTACTGCGGAAACCGCCTGGACGTCTCCAGCGTCCCGTCTGGCTGTTCTACGGCCCCCTGCGTCTGTGTGGGTCCGAAGTCGTGTGCCAACAACTACCCGTGTTCCTCGTCGTCTGTGTGCCAGGAGCAGGACATCCCTGAAACGATCACCATGTCGTTTGCTCGGACAGGCGATGCGGATCCTGTTGGACCGGACGTGTGGGAGCTTCAGGCGACGTCGATAACACTGAACCGGCGGTATTCACAGTCGCCGGCGGAAGTGCAGTTTGTTGGCCAGAAGGACATCGTATTCGATGTTTCCACGGGCGACACGGTCACGGTGGAAGATGCGGTCTTCAGCTACATCTACGACTGTGAGACCAGCACATGGCGTGCTCAGTTGGCATTCTGCGGGTACTGCGTGGGATCGAGTTATGAAGGGCCAGAGACCGCGTTTGTGCCTGACAGTGGGGATGTATCGGCCAGACCGTGCGATTTCGCGTACCAAAGCGCTAGGTGTTCCTTCCAGCGGTACGTAAACTGTCACGAGGGGACCGGCAACACGACCTGCAACGGAACCAATCAGGTGCCTGCAACGGTCGACTTGTACGCTGGGACGACGTATTTCCACGACATGATTTTGACGGTGTCATGATTCCAGAACTAGACCAGTGGCTGGTGGACATGATTCGACAGCACCGATCAATGACCACGTACCCTAATGACGACGGGAAGCATGTGGCGTGCCTGCGATTGGAGCGGCTAGGGCTGCTTCAGCGAAGAAAGAAGCGACGTGGCGACCGTGGATTGACGTGGGTTCTTCGGCCTAAGCCATGACAGACCGCGTCGTTCACTCTGAAGAGTTCTCGAAACAGGTCGGCAGCTTCGTCCGCTCTGAACTACGGCGGAACCAGTCGAAAGAGACCCGGAAGCAACGCTGGCGCCGTCACAGACGCTTCGCCAACAGCAACCGCGGTCAGAACTTCGACAACCCCTGTGACTGCTGTGACGATCTCGACAGGTCGCGAGGCTACTTCCTGTGGACAACACGCAACTGCTGCGACGTGGTGGGCGGCATCTACCTTGAACCGGTTGTCGATGCGGAGCCGATCGAAGGCTACTACCAGTCTGAAGCGTTCGACTGTCTGGACGGCTTTTCCACCGAGTGGACAATCGACTCAACAGGCGACCCGGTCACTGCCACTTTACGCACGACACTTGGTGACATCGTCTACGAACTTGCGGCCAGCACGTGGCAACCACTGTGTTCCAACCAGTTAACGCTGCAGTCGGCGCCTGCCGATTGTCCTGTGGCGCCGTGCATCCGGGTGTTTCCATCGACCTGTAGCACGCTGATTGAACAGCCCTGTGAAGAGACCACGTATTGTCAGGAGCTGCCGTACGCCATGACGGTCACGCTTCGGGGCGACCAGACGGCAACGGCCCTGAATCCGAACGACTGGGCATGGTCCTTCCCAGAGACCGAGATCGACGTTTATGGTGCAATCCACAACTACGGTGTTTCATGGACAGGCACGGAAACGGTGTCGTGCAAGGTGGTTGATGGCGGTGGCACGGAAGAGTTCTGCAGCATCGAGATCCAGGCCAAAGTGGAATACCTGTGCCAGGGCGGCACGTGGGCAATGTCGATGGCATGGCATGATGGACTGATCTACAACGGTGGGTCACCCAGTTCGCAGGAATGCTACTGGCAGAAGCTCCGCTCGTTCGGCTACACGTGCCCGGTTTCCCCACCCGTGACGTACCAGCCAAACAACGTGTATGCTCATCAGGTCGGCTGTGAGAATCCGTTTCCGAACGAAGTGCCGATCGCCTACATTGAGGGCAGTTCAACGAACCCGAACGGTGGAAACTGCCTGGCGAACTGTGCTGGCTTTGCCAAAATTGAGTGTTGTTCCGGGGTAACAGTGAAGTACATGAACGCTTGCGACAGGGTCTACAGCCTGCCGAGTGACACCGTTTACGCCCCGGTTGTCTATGGAACTGCGGTGAAGGCACCATGACTGACTGCCCCAACAAAGGCCGCAACCTGTTCACCGCCTTCGAGTGCTTCGCTCTGGGCCGCACAGACGCCGCCAGAAACGCTTCAGGCCAATCTGTGGCGTGTGGGCCTTCCTGTGCGTCCTACGGCCTTCCTGTGGCCCGTCCGACGCTTCAGGGCCCTTGCAGGCACAAAGGCCGGCGGACAATGCGTGTGCACGCTGGAAAGACTTGAGGCGGCGGTCTCAGAAAGCTCGACGTGTTCGAGTGCGACATCAACGGAAACTGCGTGGTTGCCGGAAGTCACCCGTTTGGGGGGGCGGTTTGTCAGGGGTGTGCAGAGCGGTGCTAGAACAACACCTGCTGTTTAAGCCGCTTTGCCGCGGCCTCGCAATACTGCTCGCACATGTCGATCCCAACGGCGGACCGCCCTTCAAGCTGTGCAGCCACAAGCGTGGTGCCGCTGCCCATGAAGGGATCGAGTACAGTTTGTGCGGCCGGGCAAAGTCCAAGGCACCACCGCATCAGGGCCAGCGGCTTCTGCGTGGGATGCACGCGAGCTTCGTGGTGTCGCCCTCTACGTTCCTGCAGCATTCCGTTCCACCGCCAGCGGAACTTACGGACGGCTCGTGACAGGCTGGTCCACGCAAGTTCGCAATCGGCAAAGTCGCTGCCACTATTGTCTTTGTCCCATACGAGCCAGCAAGACGATGGTGGCACGTCAAAATAGTTTCCGCCCCAAAGGATGGTGTGCTTGGCGGCGTCTATGATGCTCCAAATCAAGACAGGGGATGGCGGTCGCAGATCCCAGTCATGGGTGCCATAGTCGCGCACATTGGCTAGCTTTCCGCGAGATGCCTGTTTGTCGCTGGTCTCACCGATGCCATACGGCGGGTCTGTCAGCGCGAGGTCAAACCGCCCCAAAGAGGGCAGCACATCGGCACAGTTGGCGTTGTAGATGGTTATTCCATTGCGTTGTAAGTATGGCGTCAACCCGAACTCCTTCTGTCAGCGCGTACCACAAGTTTTGACTCTGAGCTTGAAGGCGCTCAGTCGCCGTTACGCAACTCTCGTAACGCCGCTTCAAGCGACTGCCCGCCAGAGCCGTCACCATGTAGCACAACAGCACGCCATGTAGACCACGCAAACACCACGTTGCGCCAGCGGCTACCAAACGGCAGACCATCCAACGGAGCGCCCTTCAACAGCCAGCAGGTGATGTGGTAGGCAGCAAGACAGCGCCATTTGACGGCCAGCCATGTTTGCTTTAGGCGGTTTCTCATGTCGTCTTTCCAAGACTCCCCAGCACCGTACAACAACCCTTCCCTGTCCACTGGAACCAGCATAGACGTTGAAGAACGGCACAAGCGTGAAAGCGCAATTGCCCCAGGGGTTCCCGCATTTATGGCTGCCCGCTCCGGATTCCGATCCGGTTCCCTCACCTGCCCCATCGACACTGCCCATAAGGGCATGCCGGCCACCCTCTGGCAAGCGGCTCGATGAACTGCCACTGCCGTTGTATCCGAGGATGACTGTCGGACTTTGTTCGTGCCAGCTTTCGGACCGCAGTCCCCGGTACTGGCACCGTTCAACCGGCTTCAGCCTAAGCTGATATGTCAAACGCGCTGCACAAGGCAGCAGATGGTAACCATGTTCGCAACCCCGGTCAGGCTTGGGTATGTCCAAGCGTCGGCCACGGACGCCGACCATCCTTCCACAGAAAGTGCAGCAG